AAGCTCAATGCCGAGCGCTCCGAGGCCATCCGGAAGGCCGCCCTCGCCGATGCCGCCGAAGCGGTGGAGGCGACGGCCAAGAGCGATGGCCTCTCGGCGGAGACGGTGGACAGGATCAAGAAGCAGATCCTGGGGCTCTAGCATGGACGAAGACGTTCTCCTGCCCTATCAGAAAGCCTGGATCGAGGACCTCGCCGAGGTGAAGGTTTGGGAGAAATCCAGGCGCATCGGCGCCAGCTACGTCGAGGCCCTGGCCTCCGTGCTCGAGGCGGCCAAGAGCAAGGAGGCGGGCGGCCAGTCCACCTACTACCTCTCCTACTCAAAAGACATGACGCAGCAATTCGCTCGGGACTGCGCCTTCTGGGCCAAGCACATCAACGCGGCGGCCTCGGAGGTCGAAGAGGTCGCCATCAAGGACGAGGACAAGGACATCACCGTCTACCGCGTCCGCTTCGCTTCCGGCTTTGAAGTCTGGTGCCTCCCCTCGGTAGCCCGGTCGCTCCGCTCCAAGCAGGGGCGCGTCATCCTCGACGAGGCGGCCTTCGTCGAGGACCTCGGCGAGCTCATGAAAGCCGCTCTCGCCCTCCTCATGTGGGGCGGTTGCGTGCGGATCCTCTCGACGCACAATGGCGACGACAACCCCTTCAACGAGCTCGTGAAGGACGTCCGCGACGGAAAGAAATCCTACAGCCTCCACCGGACTACCCTCGACAATGCCATCGAGCAGGGGCTCTATCGACGGATCTGCCTCGTTTCCGGGAGGCCCTGGACTCCCGAGGCGGATTCGGCCTGGCGGGCGAAGCTCGTCAAGGACTACGGCGACGGGGCCGACGAGGAGCTCTTCTGCATCCCCGTCCGCGCCGGGACACGCTATTTCCCGACGGTCCTCCTCGACGCGGTGGCCGACGCCACCGTGCCCGTGGTCCGCAAGTCCTGCGACGACGCCTTCACCTTCGCGGGAAAGGAGAAGCGCGAGCGCGAGTTCGAGAAGTTCTGCCGCTCGGAGCTCCGCGACATCCTGCGCGCTCACCAGAATCCCGTCTATCTCGGTCAGGACTTCGCCCGCTCCGGCGACCTCACCTGCATCTTCCTCGACGAGGTCCTGCCCGAGGAAACGCAGGCCACCTTCCTGGTCGTCGAGCTCCGCAACGTGCCCTTCGACCAGCAGTGGCAGACCGTGCTCTATCTCATGGAAACGCTGCCGAACTTCGCGGGCGGCGCCTTCGATGCGCGGGGCAATGGCCAGATGATAGCCGAGAAGGCGGCCCAGGAATGGCCGGGCTATATCCACCAGGTCATGATCTCGGCCGGCTGGTACGCGGAGAACTTCCCGAAACTCAAGGGCCGGATGGAGGACGGGACGACGACGATCCCGGCCGATCCCTTCCTCAAGGACGATTTCCGCGTCGTCGGCCTGCAGGCCGGCGTCCCGCGCGTCCTGGAGCGCACGGGAGGACCCCGCGAGCGCCGGCACGGCGACGGCGCCATAGCGAAGCTCATGGCGACCTTCGCGGTCGTCTCCGACGAGGACCAGGGTTATCAGACCTATGCCTACGAGGCTGTCGAAACCAGGAACCAGTATCGCGAGAGCGGGGAGGAAGAAGGATGGGACGATTGAGCGACAGCCTGAAGGTGCTCCTCGGCAAGGCGGGCGTGGCCGAAGAGGATCTCCATAGCGAGGAGGCCGGGGCCGTGGCCAATAGCAACCGCTCGCCCTGGTCTGACAACCCGCTCGCCCGGAACCTCACGCCGGCGGGGCTCGGCGAAATCCTCGCGACGGTCAAGCGCGGCGAGGTGCCAGCCGACTACCTCGAGCTTGCCCAGGAGATCGAGCGGCGGGACGCCCACTACCGCTCCGTCCTCTCGACGCGGAAGCACTCGGTCGAGGGCCTCGACCTCCAGGTCGAGGCCGGAGGCGAGGACAAGGCCAGCATCGAGATCGCCGACGCCGTACGCGCGGACATCATGCGCCATTCCGAGATCCGGGACCTCATGAAGAACTCGCTCGACGCCCTCGGCAAGGGCTTCGCCGTGAGCGAGATCTCGTGGGACACGTCGGGCGACCGATGGAGGCCCGCTTCCTTCTCGTTCAAGGATCCGCGCTGGTTCGCCTACGACAAGGCGGACGGCCGCACGCTCTGCCTCCGCGCGCCGCTCGGCAACGAGCTCACGCCCTTGCGCCCCTATCTCTACGTCGTCCACGAGCCGCTGCTCCTCTCGGGTCCGCAGATCCTCTCCGGACTCGCCTATACCGCGCTCTTCCTCTGGCTCGTGAAGAGCTTCGACGCGACGAGCTGGGCGGCCTTCGTCGACCGCTTCGGCTACCCCGTCCGGCTCGGCAAGTACGGCAAGAAGGCATCGAAGGACGATATCGCGACGCTCAAGCGCGCCGTCGCCGCCATCGGCTCCGACGTGGGCGCGGTGATCCCCGACTCGATGATCATCGATATCGTCGAGGCCAAGACGACCGCCGGCTCGGCCCAGGTCTACCAGAATCTGGCCGAGTGGTGCGACAAGCAGCTATCGAAGCTCGTTCTCGGGCAGACCTCGAGCGCCGACGGCACGCCGGGAAGCCTCGGCAATGAGCAGGGCCGGGAGGAGGTCCGCCAGGACATCATCGAAGCTGACGCGACGCAGCTCGAGAAGACGCTCAACCGCGACCTCGTCATCCCCTACGTCCGCTTCAACTTCGGCGAGCAGGCGATCTATCCGCGCCTCGTCCTCCGCAAGGTCGAGGCGCAGGACATCACGCTCGTTGTGGACTCGGTCCAGAAGCTCGGAAGCCTCGGCCTCTCGGTCAAGGCCGCGGAGATCCGCAACCTGCTTGGCCTGTCGAAGCCCGAGGATAAAGACGAGGTGATAGGCGGAGCGCCAGCGCTGGTCGAGGCGGGCGCGATGAATCGTGAAGGTTCCCGGCGCGGGACCGCGCTCAACGCGGCGGCGCCTGAACCGTCGGACCCTCCGGGCGGCGAGGCGGCTGCGGAAGACGAGCTCCTCGCCGCCGCGGAAGACTCCGACTTCGTGGAGATCTCCGACGAGATCGCGGCCGTGCTCGATAAGGCCGCGGCCGAGAGCGGCGACTTCGAGGACTTCAAGCGGCGCCTCGAGGCCCTCATCGTGGGATGGCCGGCCGACAAGGTCGCGGAGCTGGTGGCAGTAACGACCTTTAAGGCACGAGCCCTGGGGGACCTGGAGTACGATAGCGACTGAACCTCCTCGCGCGCCTGCGGACGTGGCCCCGTGTCTCGACGGGGCTTTTTCATAAGGAGGCTCCATGGCAGACCGCATGATTCCGAAAGCCGCCCTCGACTATCTCAAGCGCAAATCCCTCAAGCCCGCCTTCTCGTACCGCGACGTCTGGAACGAGGAACACGCGACCGGATTCACGGTGGCCAAGGCCATGCAGGCCGACGTCCTCCAGGACATCAAGGACGCCGTCGAGAAGGCGGTCGCTGAGGGACAGACCTTCGACTCGTTTAGGAAAGAGCTCTCCCCGACTCTGGCGGCGAAAGGGTGGTGGGGCCGCAAGACGATGGTCGATCCCGTCACCGGCAAGACCGTTGAGGCGCAGCTCGGTTCAAGCCGCCGCCTGAAGACGATCTACCAGACCAACCTCCGGAGCGCCTACAACCAGGGCGCCTGGGAGCGGGGACAAGCGAGCGATGCCCATCCCTTCATCCTCTACCGGATCGGCCCTTCGCGGCGGCACCGCGAAGATCACCGCTCGTGGGACGGCCTCGTGCTGCCGAAGGACGATCCCTTCTGGAATACGCACTACCCGCCGAACGGCTGGGGCTGCAGGTGCTATCCGCGCTTCATCTCGAAGGCGACGTATGCGCGGCTCAAGACCGACGGAGTCGTCGTGCCGAAGGCCGTCGACGGATCCGGCGGCGGGACCATCCCAATCAGGACCGAGCGCCCGCCCGAAGAATACAAGACCTGGGTCGACGCGCGGACAGGGCGCGTTGAGCGCCTCCCCGTGGGGATCTCTCCAGGCTTCGGCTGGAATCCTGGCCTCATGGGGCGGCCGGTCCCCGTGCTCGACGCGGCGCTCACGAAGGCCAGGGCTAACTATCCCGCCCAATACGACGAGCTCGCGCGGACCCTGATGACCAACACGATCACGACGGATCGGCATCGATCTTTCATCGATAGGGCAATTGCAAAGAAGATCGACCAGGAATATCTCGATCCAGTCGGCTTTCTG